CTATTTTGTTCGCCCTGTATTTCTTTCTCGTCTTGACCAGTTAAAAATCTTAAATGAAGAACAGCTTTGCTTTTTGGTAGAACAACTTTTAATAAACCATCTTCAAATACTAAATCCTCTGGTAGCTCCCTATTTTTTATTTCTTCAAAAATATAGTCAACTTTTTGAGGATTGGAACACTCCTTGCAAGTATAATAAAAAGAATATTCTGGACCATAAGCAGATATTCTTGCCTGAGTTAGTATTGCAGATCTATCTCCCGTCAATAAACTAGAAGGGGATATTCTTTTGTCTACTATTATACTTTCTAATAGTTTATCAAATACAACTCCCTTTTCAACAAAGGTTGGAGAGGTTAGAATATCCTCTTCTTTTGTTGTCATCATTTTTATTTCTACTGTCTCAACATTATGTAAAGGATGCTCCGGAGGGTAAAAAGCACCTTTTGATGGAAGCTCAACAAGTTCTGTTGGTGTTTGATATGTGTTTTGATTTTGTTGTTGTATACTAGAAGCCATAAGCTGACGCATGAGTTCTTCGGGCATTTGTGGTGCCGAAAATCTCTCACTATTGTTCCTATTCATAAATACCTCTTATGTGTTGTTTATCCAAAAAGTCCTCTACGGACAAAACCAGATGCTTCATCTCCAATAAATGACGTAATTCTGTTGGAGCCTACGTTGTATTCTGCCCAGTCATATACTACCTCAACTCCTATGTTTGTTAAAGTATCTTCTGAATATTTTAGTGCAGATGGAGTGATTTTAGAAATCATAGGGTTCCACAATTTCCAGCTATCTATTTCTTCGCCGTCTGGATTTATTGTTCTTATTATTATTGAACCGAAATTGTCGGTTAGGTTTTTCTTGGAGAGATTCTTAAAATTAGTTTGATTTAGAGAATTAGGATATTCATAGGCAGATGTTTTAAATTTCTGTAATAGATTGCTTAAAACTGTTCCTAGCATTCTCTCGTCATAACTCTCTATGACGTTAAAACTAACAGCTTCCCATTTTAATTTATGTGGGAATTTTGTTTGATATCCAAGATAATCATATTCTTTGTAGTCTATGGAAAGAGCGGGTCTTTTAACGTCTTGAATAAAAGCCACATCAAGAGCTGATACTTGTAAAATAAAACGAAAAGACTGTTGAGCTTTCTTAAAGGCATATTCGGGGCGCAAAGGCGTATTTAAAGAATTGCCAATAAAAGAAGCTAAAGTTTTTTCGTTTATAAAAGACATACTTTATCCACCACAATATTAACCGGGTGCGGTATTAAATGGAGTAGGTAATATTGACTGATAATCCACCCAGTCGCAAGAAACAGAAACGGCAACTTTAATTAAGCCCTCTGTATCGTATTTATAGGCACCAAAATCCGCCTGTTTTACAAAGGCGTTTTTTAGTGTCCACTTTTCAATTTCCTGACCGTCAGAAGTCAATGATACAATGGTCATACCATCCAAGATGTTTAATTCGGCATTAGCTGGACCAGCCTTTTTAATGGTCTTTAGATACCAGTTTGGATCACTAACAGAGTCATAATTAAAGCTGCTTGGAAAGACATACCCTGCATTTTTTATATGCTGTATAAGACGGCTTGCGGCATTTAAATCGATTGGATCGGTCAAAGTAAATTTAGAGTCGCCCCACTTTAACTTTCCGGGGAATTTAAACTGATGAGACAAGAAGTTATGCACTGTTGAATCGCTTATTGTCGCATTTGGAATTGTTACATCTGTAATGTAATATGCGTCAATATTAGATAATCTAAGCAAGAACTTATGATCTCTTTTTGCCTCATAACCAATTTGCCAAGGTCTTAACGGATTTGCCATAGAAACTATCTCCTTGTTTTATTATAAGTAGTTTTAGTCCTCAAAAGAAGCACCAGTATTTGTGATGATAAAGTCTAGGGCGATAAATTCAATTGCTCTAGCTGGCTTTAAGTATACCTTGGCATACAGTATATTTTGGTCAATTAGATCTGGTGTTGTTGTTGAGCTATCTAGGATAAACTTATAATCAACCAAACCAAATCTAGCTTTAACATCTGCCAAGAAGGGTTCTGCTTGAGCTATGAATCTATTCCAAGTATCTTGGACATTTTGTTCGAATAGAATTCCAGAAGCAATTCTTGAGATACCACTCTTTAAGTAAATTAATAGTCTGCGGACGTTAATTCTGTCTAGGGCGGATTTTTGAACCTGTAGAGTCTTTTGACCAAAGATTACTACGCCTTCATTTGGGAATGAAGCTATTGGGTTAATATTCACAGCATAAAGGTTATCTCTATCGCTTTGGAATAGCTTGAGGGCAGTATTGACAACTGGTAAGCCAGCAACTCCGCTTGATAGACCACCACGATTAAAACCAGCAGGGGCAAACCAAGGAGCTTGAACTGCATCGGTGTAAGCCATTGCGCCTAGAGCAACTACAGATGGGGGAACCCAAACTGTTGTATTGTTAACGTTATCGCGCACTTGAACCCAAGGATAATAGGCGCAAGCATAGTTGCTGTTATAGGCTCGGTCAGACCACTCTGTAACTAGGGTATTTACGTTGCCCAAATATGGGTTTGTTGGAGAGCCTATTGCAGGTACATCTGCGCCACCAGCGACGGCTGTAGAGGATTCATACTCTGCGGGTGGGTTATAACCATATGGAGTATCCAAGACAGCCAGAGCATCTGCTCTTAGTTCTGTGTTAGAAATTAGTCTGTTGTGCAAAGAGTAGTTGTTTAGCCCCGGAATAGAAATAATATTATATTGTGCTACTTCGGGATTCTTAACAGTATCTATCGCTCTTTGGTAAGAGAAGTAAGAGTAGTTTGTTTGTCCTGTTGCAGTAGAACCAATCAAGCCATCTCTTAGAGGGTCTGATTCCATAATATCAAAGCCATCTGTTCCATTATAGAAATAAGAACAGAACTTGTTGGCTCCTAATACCAAAGGAGCTTTATATGTTTGCAAAACGTTATTCTTTTGTGGGAATGTATCTGGCAATGAAGAAGTGGCTGTTAATGAAAGTCCAGCCGCTCTTGCGCCCTGTTCATATAACAAAACGGTATTTACATCTCCATTGGTGCCTACAGAACCACTATATCTTACATTGTCAAGAGTAATTATTGATGAATAAATAGTGTTAGTATCATCTGCATCATAGCTTGTACCAGCTACAGAGTTTAGTCTTAGTGTGTCTACTACAGAAAAACGAACAACGCCAGCATCAGAAACTGGTTGAGCGCCAAAATATGCTAGTTTAGGAGAACTTAAGCCTTGCGTGGTCGTTCTAAATATTGGAATGGGAAAATCAATTTGGCAATTAATTGCGCCAGTTACGCTGCCAATGCCGGCTGAAGCGGATGCATAAGCGTTCTCATTTCCTGAAAAATATTTGTTATTTGTAAACGAACCAGTATTACCTACAGAGGCAACATTTGTGATTGCTGCACTTCTATAAACCACAGGGAAGGTTGTACCGAATGGCACATGTGCGTCTGTTCCACCTTTAAATTTGGGAGCCATTTCTACACGAACATAACTTGAGCGATTTGGAAATTCTCCTTGTTCAATTATTCTTTGATTAGATTCATCATATTCTGTGTATCTATCGCCAATTACTTTGGCTATAAACGAATCAGAATTCCCGTTTAGAGTACAACCTGTAAACGATTCTACAACCTTTTTGCTTGTATCTTGATCAAATAATTGTCTTATTTCAACATCAAAGGTTGCATAAGGATCAACATCAATATTCGCTGGTGGTGAAATATTTGTTATTGCGATCTTCAAATTATTTTGTGTCCACTCGCCAGAATTTAAGCCAACGAATCTAAATAGTTTTTCTACTCTTCCGCTTGTAAAAAATGAACTTGTTACTGTACCATCAGAGCCAGTAACAAAGAAAGAACCAGTATCTTGTACTGTATCTTGGCTAATAATCCAACCAGATTTAGCTGGCTGATAGGCATATTTGCGATTCGCAAAATTGTTTGTCCCATCTGTTAGTGGCAAGATAGTGCCAAAATAATTTGTTGTTGAGGACCAACCAGATGGCTTTGTATTGTTAGTAAATGTATCCTCAAATGTTTCTCCTAGGAAATAATTTTGACCACCGTAGCTTGCTGCCTTCTTTAATAAAGTTGGGTTTGTATTAAACATCTTTCTTATGAAGTTTGGTTTGGTTTTATCTAAACTAAACTTATATGGACCTACAGCGTTGGCTGGCACAGAACCTGAAAGTTTAACTGTAAACGTTCCATCTGTTGTGCCCACAAAGACAGAAGTATTACCAGCCACACTGGCTCCAACGCTCGGAGTTGAGCCAACAAGAACAGGAACTGTTGTACTAGAATCTCCCATATACCAAACAGCAGCCAATGAGCCAGTAACAGGGCTTGTTGTCAAATTGGAGGAGGAGGGGAAAACGAATAAACCATACGCTCCCTTTTGTGTTGTTCTTGTCGGAGCAGGAAAGAAATACCCAGCCTTTGCCGTATCAGACCATGTATTAGTTCCAGTGCTTGTATCAGACTGATCGCCAAGCACTCTAATATATGTTAAAGCCTGACCATTTCTTAGCCAAGCTTGAGCAGCATAAGTGCCGTACATTGTAGATGTTTTATTGCCATCTCTCCACACATCACCACTGATACCTCCGGGAATTGGATTGCCGAAAATGTTCGCAAACTCTGAAAAAGAGTATACAGTAACAGGAGTAAATGCTGGTCCTCTTTCTGCTCTACCAATGATAACAGGACCAATAGGAGCAGGAGTATTTGGTATCCTTGAACGATCAATCTCTTGAGTTACGATACCGGGTGAAATGAAGCGGTAATTTTTTGCTGACAATGCCATATTACTAGTTCTCCCTTTTATAGAAGCTTATTGCTTTCATAAATAGTTTATAAATAACTGAAATGCTATCTTAATCTTCGAAAGTTTTTCCAGTGAACTCATTTATATCTCCGACAATAACTCTTTCTCTCGGGAATCTAATTGCCACTGCATTTTCTCGATAAACAACGCTAGGCGTTTCTTGATTTTCACCAGTAGATGTTGTATATCCCATTAC